GGATCAGCATTGGGTACCGCTCACCCGAGTACACCTCACCGCCGAAGTGGAGCACTGTCCCGTCGGAGTTGGCCTTATGCTTGTCCAGGCTCTCCATCGAGTCATTGCGGCGCTTGTTGATCTTGTCAGCGTCGTCTTGGGTGAGACAATACAGGACTACGTTCGTCGGCTGCGGTATGGGGCTCATGCTGATTCTCCTGATGACTGGCAGCTTGCGCTTGAGGGCATTCTCAAACCACTGCATGAAAGAGGTCATGGGGCTTGACCCTTGTTGTGGTATGGGTTACCCGGTTACCAGGTTACCCGACTGTGCGGATCACGGGGTTGCGTTGGGCGATCTTGATCAGCTCGAGGGAAATCTGTTCGGAAGTCATCCCCCTGAAGACCTCGGCGAGCTTGTCCTGCACATCCATCTGGCTGTTTGCGCCGCCATTCGCGAATGTGAAAGATCCGTCCTTCTCGAGGACCCGAACGTTGTCGGGGAGCCTCTTGACGCCCTTCGCAGGAAGTGGAGTCTCTTCGAGCTTCTTGACTCGGTCGAGCACGACACTCACCTGGCTCCTCGTATCGTCGAGAGCCTTCTTGAGGGCTTCGTTCTCGATCAGAACCTTCGCCAGGTTGCCTGACCCGATACCGAGCGACTTCTCGAAGGTCGCAATCTCGCCTGTCGTATGACGCAGGAGAGTCCCCTTCGACATCGAGCAGTCGGCGCCGAGGTCGGACATCTTGTCGTGGATGTTCTTGAGATGGTCGCGAGTCTCCTTCGAGAGCTTCGCACCTGCTTTCTGCCACTTCTCGGTGTCGCTCATCTCGCAGACTTCGCCGTCGCAGATCGAGGAGACGTGATCGTGAGCTGCCTGCAGATGCATCCGGTTGACCTGACCCATCTTGCGGCCGACCTTCTGGAGGGCCTCGACGAGCCGAGTCGCTGGCGACATCTTATAGGTCGCCTTCGGATTGGCTTCCTTGACTGCAGCTGCCTTCGCTTCCTCGTGCTTGGTGATGACCTGGTGAAGGGTCTTGCCGAGGTAGGTAGCGTTGGGCCCGACAGCTGCCCGCATCGCGATGACGAGGACGTCTCCTTCGTCTTCGTCCGTATGACCCATCATGTCTTCGGTACCCATGACGAGCTCTTCGGTCTCCTCAACAACGAGGGCCCGGAGGAAGTCGCACAGGGACGAGATGTTGGCGCCGAGCTTCGTTGCCATCGCATTGGAGTCACCCTCACGGATGGCTTCCATCTCGAGGCACTGCTTGAGGTCGTACAGGCGAAGGATGGTGCAGGCGATCTCGCCGACGTCGTAGAGGTGCTTGGAGTATCCCTCAGCAACGGCTTTGATCAGGTCTGCTCCGTTGAGCTTCGCAGCGTTCGGAGGACCTTCTGGGTTGATATGGGCCTTCCAAGCTTCCGTCGTGCGTGCTTTGGCAGTGTTGAGATTGGCTGCCGAATACTTGCCGGCGTACCGGGGCATGTGGAGGAACGCCCACGACTTGCCGATGTGTTTCGGGTTGTCGAGCGGGAGCCTGTGGATACCATCCGGGAGGAATCCGGTGTCGGCGTATTCGACATCGCCGTAGGGCTTCTTTGCCTTCTCGAGCTCGTTGACTGAGAGCTCCTTCTCGGCAGCTGCCCAGGCTTGTGCGAACGCCTTCTGCTCGTCTCCGGACTGCTTGTAGACGTTGTTCCAAACATGCATCCACTGACGCTGCTTCTTCGCGTCTTTGAAGTGCTCCTTGACTGCCGGCGGGATGTCTTCAACCGAGGCGTAGACTTTGCCGAGCGGCTGTGCTCCGGCACGAGTCTGCGTGCCCTTCTGGGCTTCCTGCCAAACTGCGTCCATGGCATTCGCGTCGAGGATGTTCAGAGAACCTCCGTCGATGCGATCCAACGCAGAAGCGAGCTCACTGAGAACCGAAGAGACTCCGCCGGTCAGATTCTTGACCAGCTCATCCTGCTCCAGCTTCTCGTTGTACGCGACAGCGTCGGCCTTCTTCTGGAAGGGCTTACCGTCCTTGGCAAGCCACATTTGGGTGACGCCGCTGAGCCCTGCGGGGGTATCGTCGGTGTGCTGGTCGCCTTTGCCCATGTTCTTGGGCTTGTCGTCTTCGTCCTTGTCGGACATCATTTTCTTCTTGTCTTCTTCCGACATGTTCTTCATTTTCTCGTCGTCCATGTCGCCGTCGGACTCCTTACCCATACCTGGGGGAGTACCTGAACCGGACATCGACGTCTCTTGCTTGATACCCGTCATGCCTCCTGAGCCTGCTGTCGAGTTGACGCCGCCCGGCGAGTTGTCTGGGTTGCCCTGACGGGTCTTGGGCTCTTGCTCGTGAGCTCCTGACTCCATCTCAGTATTGGATGCCATCCCGTCGACCATCTCGGCGCCGGTCTTCATCCTCTGCGTCGTGGCCGCAGTGTTCTCACCAGCTTCGGTAAAGCCCGCGCTGAGATTGACGTTTCCAGTGCCCGTCGTGTCCAGCGACGGACGAAACATCGCGTTCCCCGGATTGTGCTTCTCGAGGCCTGTGTCTCCGCCTTCGCCGCCCTCTGAGGATGTGTCCTTGGACAGCTCTGTATTTGCGGAGGCTGGAGTGTCATCGGGGTCGAGGTTGTGGATGACCTTCTGGAAGGTCAGCTCGCCAGAGTAGAACTTCTCCATGGCCTTGCCGACTTCTTCTTCCGACCCGACAGTGGAGAAGGGACGGATCTCGACCAGCGGGACAGGCCCTGCACTCTTGATCATCTGGAACGTTGCCGTCGGGAGGCAGGGCAGATCGACCAGCGAGATCTCTGTCGGCGCTGCAACATAGCGCTTCAGGTTCGGACGTTCTGGGTCCTGGAAGCGTTCGATGTAGCTGCCACCTTGCGAGAAGCCGGTGTAGACACCGGAGACGACCTTCTCCCACTCGTTGTCATCAACGACCTTGGCGCAGATCTCGATGCGCTTCTGGGCATCATTGAAGGTCAGCTCGGTGAGCTTGCCAGCTGCGATCTTGGAGTGCATCGCGCGGAGGTTGCCGAGGGACTTGCCGTCGGTAGCCTTGGAGATCTCCTGGGACCAAGACTCGTAGTGAGGCTTCGACTTGAAGTAGTCGAAGATCTCATTCGAGCGGTCCGGCTTCTCTTCGGTCGCAATGCCATAGACCAAGCGATTGACCGCATCGATCTTGGTGAGTGGCAGATACATACGCAGATTGTCGGTCATCGCAATGTCCCTCTTGGCAACTGTCGCTGTCGTTGCTGGCGTGTCTTCGCTGTCGCTATTGCTGTCTTTGTTAACGTCAACAGGCTTGGAAGCCTCTTCTACTGAGAACCGTTCGTCAAGCTCAAACCATTTGCAAACGCCGCCGGCTAGGATCCTGCCTGTAACCAGCGTACATGCACGAGGGGGACGGAACATCGTACATATGTAACAACGTCGCTCTTGATAGTCAGGCGACTGCCTAACGTACTCCGCTTCGGCCTTTGTAACCTTACCTTTTGCCACCTCACCGCTCACCGCTCACTGACCGCCGCTGTCTCTGTCAGGTGATAGGACCACGTGGCCGTTGGGTGTAAGGTGGTCGATGATGAAAGCTTTAGCGTAGTTGATGCAGTCACTCCAGTCCCCGTGCTTGCGCTGTCTGAAGAGCTGCATTCCGGGGTACCAAGGACTGCGGAAGGAGTATTTGAAGGCATCGAGCCAACGCCAGTCGGAGGCGGTACGGCTGAGAAGACCCAACACAGGGCATCCCATAGCCCCGGCGAGATGTAACGGCCCCGTGTCGCAGGAGATGGTGAGGTCCATCTGTCCAATTGCATTTGCCAAGTCACGGAAGTCCGCTATCTGTGGAGACAGATCCTCGATAAGGTGCTGCGCTCCCAAACTCTGGATGTCCTTGGCCTTCTCTCCAACTTGCAGACCATAGAACTTCGTTCCAGGGATAGCAGTCAGAGGTAGCAGATCTTCTAGCGGTATGGACCTCTTAGGTCCTGTATCTTGATCCTGTCTTGCTGCCCAGACTAGACCTACCTTGAAATCCGAAGAACGGTTCGGGTCTGGATTGGTAGCGCGTTCTTGCTGTTCCGGGAAGATCAGCCACGGGTAGTCAGGCTTGCCTGGGATCCCGTAGTAGAATCCTGCTAAGTGTTCGAGCTCGAGTCCGATGGCTTCAGGCACAAGAGAAATCGGCAGGAACGTGTCGTAAGGTTCTTGGGATTGTTGTATGGGGTTTGTCAGGATCAGCTCGCGCTCGTCGAAGGCGTGTATGCTGTCTGCTGTGATAGTTTCCTTGAACAGCCTGACGAGCTGTTCAGGAACTGACAGGCATATGTTGCACTGGTAGTTGTACGCCAGTATAGGCAGGAACCTGTAGAACTGGATTGCATCACCCGCTCCCTGGTTGGAGCAGATCAAGAGAGTCTTTCCTCGGATCTCTAGACCTTGGGGGTCTCTGCGGAAGTCCCATACAGGGAGTCGCAGAGGCAGAGTGTCTTTGATCTTCTTGTTCTTCTGCTGGACCGCAGCTTCGGGATCTGCAAAGAGTCCAGCGGGGAAGGAGAACGGACTGGACCAGAAGAAATTGAGGAGCTGGAAGCCGACCTTGAAGTCCCCATTCATGACCCGAGCATAGCCCAGATCCATCGTGAGGTTCTTGATCTTCAGGTCATCATCCGGAACAGTAGTGAATGCCTTTTCCAACCACTTAATAGCTTCTTCGGGGTTGGAAAGGCAAAGGTTCAGGATCCCGTAGTTGAGCTGGACATGCCAGTCCGTCAGCCCTAAGTCAGAGGCCTTCTGGAATGCCTCCAGCGCCCCGTCAAAGTTACCCTGACGGCATAGGAGGTTACCCAGGTTACACCAGCCAACAGCAGAAGCAGCAGACCGATCGGTCTGGATAGACCTTTCTGTCATAGCGACTGCTGCTGCCAAGTTACCGGCCTCACCTGCTATAACTCCTAATGCCCGCCATGCTGTCCCCTGGCTGGTCGCACTAGCCGGGACTCCGAAGAGATGCGGAGCGTCGATGATCTTACGATACAACGATGCCGAGGTAACCGCATCTCCTGAGGTCAGGAGCGACTCAGCCAGGGTAAGCACCTCATCAACCGTCATAGTCACTAGTGTCCTACGGGTCGATCCTCACTAGTGACTTACGGCGACAAGCACCCATAGTCCATTGCGAAGGTGTGCGTACCGTTCGGAGCGGTTGCCGGGGTATAGAGACCGGTCCCTGTGAGCGTGCCGCGGGAACCGACTGCAACGTCTGACCCGTCAAGGTTCTCCTTGAAGATCGTACCGGCGACGGCGAACGGGTTCATCGGGACGCCGAGTGTCGCATTCGTCCCGACGATGACCGTCGGAGATGCTCCGCCTGCCAGATCGGCGACGCTTGCCGAGTTGACGTGCAACGCCCCCTTGGTCGATCTCAGAGTCGTTGTGGTCGTACCAACCTCGCTAAGGTCAAGCGAGTCCGTCGTGGTCGTACCGTCATTCGCGACGTATTCGAGGATCAACTCACCTGCAGTGATCCCTGTCGTGCCTGGCGTAACGACTGCCTGCAGCTGTCGGGCAACATCCGGCTGTGCCGAGATCGTGAGTGAGCCGTTGGCAAGTGTCGAGCTGTGGACGACCAACGAGGTCGAAGCTGCTGCCGGGATGGCATTGCCGTAGTGGAAGAGGCGATCGAACGCCGGCATGAGACCGCCGCCGATAGCGGCCGGAACATCCCGGATGTCGATCGTGACACTGCCATCGCTGTTTGGGTCGACTGAACCTGTGAACGGGCCGTCATAGCCAGCTACTACTCCAGAGACCGAAACCATCTTCTGCGTAGTCATGAGAGTTTACCTCCGCTTAAACCAAATGCAGTCGGCTTGGTTGCTTGGTTAGAGTTGCGCGAGAACCCGCTCTAGGCTACCAATTGGGTAGTAGTCAAGAGCAGGCTGTGTCTGAGGTGCCGGATGTAGTCCTACTCCTACATCTGCATTTGGCGGAGGACTGTCCGAGTTCTCAGATTCTGTTTCTGTAGGTTTGCGGGGGCGCGCTTTCATATCAGTAGTTTGTTCATTTAGGTCTTCAGCGGCAACAGGCCACCATGTACCCTCACCGCCAGCGGACGCCTGCTCGTTAACCGCTGGAGCTGACGCAGCCTTCGCAACTGAAGAGGAAGAATTACCCGAGGAGCTATCCTCTTCTTCATCATCCTCACCCTCGTTACGTCCAGGCTTCGAAGGCGAATGGTCGTGCTCCTTGACTTTTGCTGTGGGTGAGGGCTTGGGGGCTGGTCTACCTCCCGTACTGCCGGTAACGATTTGCGCTGCAGGTCCTCCTGCTGCTGCAAGATTCTCAGCCGCTCCAGGCATCGTAAGAGCCGAGAGGGGGACGTACCCCGTAGCGGTTGCAAGCATTGGTATTGAGGCAGGACCCCCAAGCGGTACCTTACCTCTGGCGATGCGTATCTCGTCAATCGCATAGAGACCGGCTTTCGCATACCCGACGTCGATCTCCATCTGAGCTTTAGGATCTTGCTCTCGGTTCTCGACGAACTTGAACTCTAAGTCCGGACTCTTGAAGTCGTCTTCGATGAACCTGTCCATGATCGTCTTGACGTAGGACTGGTTCGGCTCGAGGCCCTCCTCGAGGGCCCTGGTATGCGACTTCTCAACAGCTCCGCGAGAGACGTGTTCGATGAACGGGTCCGCTGCGATCGCGAAGGTAAAACAAATGATCCTGGCAAGGTACTCGTCGAAAGTATCCTTCAGGGGAGCAGTCTTGGTTTCTTGGTAGTCAAACGGGGAGGGAACGAATCTGAGGTGCCGGCGCGTTGCGAGGTTACCCTGCAACAGAGAGTCCATATAGTCCTGGAAGTCCTTGATCTGCTCCATGGTCCACTCTTTGGGCAGACCCATGAAAGCATCAGGCTGAGTACCCTCGGTGTAATAGTTCAGCTGGAAGAGTGATCGACGGATAGATGTGTTAACCGTAATGAGGATCTGCTCGACCTTCGAGTACCCATACAGTCGATTAGTTCTTGTATTCCAAGGACAGTAGATGAGCTCTTCTGTAGTGTAATCTGCAGCAGGGATTCCGTGGAGAATTTGTTGATAAGCCGGATCAGGCGGTTTCGGTCGGCGTCCGTCAGCTGCGAGGAGGGGCTTAATTGTTGCTCCGTCGATAAGCTCCAGTCCGTATAGTTCACCACCTCGGGTGCGGACTCTTTGCATCGCAGGAGCGTCGATGACGAAGACGTCTTCCATCCATTCCCTGAGCCACTGATCCCAGGGATTCTCTCGGTCCGGATACTGGAAGAACTTGGTGATCTTATCGATACGCCCTTGCTGCTCAGCAGGGATCTGGGGATGGGCATCTGCTCCGGCTTTGTACCAGACATCGGAGTTCATACCCTTCCCAGGCTTCTTAGGCCTGATAATCCACTCCAGGGATGCCATCTGGTCTTTGCGGGACTCGATAGCAATCCGGAGGAGGTCGCACGAGTCAGCCAGAGCTCGGAGAGTTCCGAACCCTATCGCAGCATCTGACCTGGGAACGTAGTTTAGGTTGATACCGGTTGGGTAGTCCCAGCGACGGCCTTTCACGCCATCCTGCTGAGGAGCCATCGGGGCTAGCGGTTGCATCGGGCCGAACCAGGTGTCCGGCCTTACTCCCGATATAACGTAGCGAGCAGCCTGAGTCATCCGTTGGGCGAACCCAACGACTGACGTCATCCTAGCTCCTGCTGGTGCCGGTGGCATTAGTTACTTATGGCCCTTCCTAACTACCCACCTTAATATATGATAATTAAACAGTCGCCTATAGGGGGTCAAGAGAAATCTTTAGGTCGCCCATAAGATTCTTTTTGGCCCTAAAATTGGTATACGGCCCAGAACGTATTGCCCGATACTACTGGTCCTACAATATTCGGGTCTAGTACATCTTTGAAAAGGCATTCTTTACAGGCCTCACGTAACATGCTATCAATGTCTAGACCGTCGTCGACCCAACCTTTATCGGTTGGAACGACACGCCGCCTATTGTTAACGACGAACAGTTGCCCTGCTCGGGGCGTGAGGGCTTGCTGGATAAGGTAGATGTCTTTTTCCGGGTTTTCACAGTGTTGCAAAGTCCACACGGCTAGACCAAGATCGTACCCCATTTTGCCGACGAGCATCAGCTGGTAGAACCACTCCGGAGAGCAGTCCATGAACCTCTCTGACCTGACATTGTCGTTCGCGAGGGCCCGCATGGACCAGGAAATGTCGACCCCGGTAACATACCTGCCTACGTTGACCATCTCTTTAGAGAGACGGCCAATCCCACACCCGTAGTCGAGCACGAACGACCCCTTGTTGGTGTGGTTGTGGATCAGTTCTACAAGGTAGGGAGTCTCAGTCCTCCAACGCTGTTCAGGAGTAAGACCGTCCTGAGGAGTCAGGATGATGTTCTTCGCCTCTGAAGGCGATCGAACATCGAAGATGTCACTGTTGTACGCCATCAGGATCGTGTCCGTTGGCAAGAGGCTTCTGGGGCAGGGGAGGAGACTGTTGTTGCTGTTGCTGTTGCTGTTGTCTCTGCGCGAACTCTATTATCTGAGAATTGATGCTCTGGATCGGTCCAGCTACAACTTCGTAGGGCCCCTTGGCCAGTACTTGCACAATCTGTTGCCACATTTGAGCCTGGAAGACGATAGGTACGTCAGTATCTCCTGAGATCTGGACCTGCTGAGGTGCTTGTTGAACGACCTGTGGGGGCGTGTCGTTGGGCATTTGTTTCTCCTGTTAGAGGGGCGAGTTGCTAAATACGCCTACGAGACCGCTTGGGCGTGGATAGCCGTTCTTGTCGCACCACGTCGCGACCTCTTGGTCACTAACGACAGTGGCGGCAAACTTCGGCATAACATACGGGACCACTGTGTCGATGTCGCCCTCCAATGTCGTCTCTGTAGCCGCATCGTTCCACGCATTCAAGTGGGACCGTACTTTGGTGCGTATATTTGGATCCTCAACGAACCACGGCCCAAGCTGGCGTGAGATTTGGTCCGCTGTGATCGGCGTCCGCTCCGCCAACACCCGCTGCTGGACCCAAGCCTTGTCCGGTGCAACCGTGTGATCCGCTGGAGGCGTAGCCGCTGATACAAACGACGCCCAATTAAGGAGTCGTGAGTACAGTCGATCAATACAATTCTGTTGTCTTGGAAACTGCGCAACGCAGTCTGCTTCACTTGCCGCCATGCTAATGGACCTTTGCTTCTAAGGTTTCGATGCGACTCGACATCTCTTGGCACGCCTTCCACAACACCGCCACCAACTCGTTGTACGCGATGCCGTGACCGTCTTCGTTAGGCACGAACGCGCCGAACTTGTGTCCTGACTCACCCATCGCCGCTTCGAGGTCTTGCGCAACAAAGCCATAATGCTCCGCGACCTCGTCGGTCTCGTCGTTGAGCTTGTACTTCTGTGGTCGAAGTTTGTTCACCAGGTCAAGACAGTTTGGCAAATTCCCGATTTCTTTCTTGTACTTTCGGTCCGACGAAGTGGTGTAACCATATGAATTAACATTGCTCCAAGCTAGGCCGGCTGTGCCGCAGAACCAAGTGTTGTCCGTGATCGGCATAATTGGACCCTGCATCTTGATGTTGCGCAGGTTGTCGCTAATCAAGAGTTCGTTGCTGGCGGCCATTGTGACCGCACCACGCGCAGTTCCTCCGGTGTCTTTGCACGTGTAGCTGACCAAGTTCGGTACAGCAAGATAGTTAGTGAAGGTAACAATCCCACTAGTATCAACGGTGATGCGGTCGTTATTAACGTTGTTCCACAAACGAACAAGACCGCTGGTTGCATACCAGGCCCAAGTGGTCGGCGAAGTACCTGTACGGTCATCTAGGAAGTAGCCTGCGTTGGCGCCGTGAGTGTCAAATGAGCCATTAACTGCGTGAACGATACCGCTAGTGTCAACTTTTAGGTAGAATTGACCTCCGGTTTCGTCAGCAACAACATACTCGCCTGACGGATTGACGCCCGCGCTCCACTGCCGAGTGCTATCGACCAAGAACAAACAACGAGCATAATGACCATTGTCAACTTCAACTTGAAGTGGGTCGTTCGCACCAGCCTTGTAGATATTCGTATGACCATAAATACTGACTGGCACGCCCGTTGCATAGCTAATGTGTAGACCAGTAGTGGACTCAATGTGGGAATTGCCATCGTCGTAGATACGAAGGACAGAGCCACCGCCCGCGCCGTTAAAGACGTTTAGTCCAACATTGGTTGTGGAGTAATAGGTGTCGATACCACTGTTGACCTGAAGACCGTGGCCCATCGTGACGTAGCCGGTAGCATCATTCACAGCAAACGGTCGCAGACTATTGTAGACACCGAATGCGTCGTTGTTGGCAGTCAGTAGCAAGTACGTAGTGCTGCCGTCATTGTACCAGAACGATCCATACAGGGTCCCCGAACCGTTCGGAACCATCCTGTACATGCCATGGTTGCCGCCTGGGCCGTTGGCGACCGCAATGTAGCTATTGAACCCCCAAATCTGGCCGATCATGTCAACACGCATGACCTCGGTCAAAGTCGAGTCGGTATTAACTGGTCTAACTAAAAACGAGATGTCGCCCCGACTGTTGCCACCACCGTCACGGACGTAGCCCTTAATTGCAGCGAACTTCCAACCTGTGCTCGCGGCACTGAATAAGATTGCCCCACCGTTGCCCGACGAGATACCCTGTGAGTCAAGCTCAATAACGTCAGTGAGTGAGCCGGCAGTGCTGAACGAAAGGCTTGTCTGACCACCTGCGCCGGTCGCCAAGATCCGCGATATGAGGCCCAGCGAGCCGACTGTCAGGTAGCCGTTGCTATCCCAAATACCAAGCTGATTGGTCTGGCTGTGGAACCTAATATTCTTTGCGCTGCCCCCATAGCCGAGGTATATATCGCCAACGTTGGTGCTGATGACCGTGTTCGAGCCGTCGCTACGTATCCACGCGCCAGTCGAAGGATCAGTCGAGTTGCTGAACGAGATTTCACTGCCGCTGCCAGGCACTCCAGCAATCATGTAGGTCGAATTGACCCGACCCCGATCACCAATGCCATTGATCGAAAAGAAGATCGTGGTGCCGCCAAGTATGTTCTGGCCTGCTCCGGCAGAAGTGCTGCCCCAAAGTTGGATGTAGCCGCCGTCCGTACCAGAAGGTCCGCCGCCCCAAATAGTATAGGCTGAGTTGTTGGCGCTGCCGGAGATGTTACCGACGCCGGAGATGTGGTTGCCAGCTACGTCAAGCCCGGTCTGGGGACTAGTTGTGCCGATCCCGACCCGACCACCTCCGTATTGCAGGATCAGGTTGTTCCACGCTGAGAAGCCCGCACTAAGTGCGCCGATACCTGAGTAGGTGTTGCCGCTGTTCGCCCCGGAATGAAAGAACAGGCCCGACCCAACCGACCCACTTACATAGTCAGAGGTTGTGAACCGAGCATATCCGGTCGATGAGGCGTCCGCACTGGTTACGTGAAGGTTGGAGTCAGTGTTTGTACCACTAATACCAACTTTGCCAGTGGTAGCTAGGTAGATATTATTGACTACACCATCGTTAGTTCGTAGAAAAGTTCCGCCAGTACCACCATCCAAATAGGTCGCGTTATCGCTCCAACGACCAAACAGGACCTGCTTCAGGACTCCCGACGTGTTCTTGGCGTAGATGATCCGAGTGTTGTCGAGATGGATGTCGCCAGCTTGTAGGTAGATGTTGCCGGCAACGTGCAATCTCTGACTCGGCGAACCAGTTCCGATACCCAAGAAGTTGTTGGAGTCATCGAAGAATAGGTTGGCGTTGTCTTGGCCAAGCCCAGTCGTCGAAGTTGCGAACGCAACCGAACCCACAGCCCACGTCGCCGGCCCCGTCGGGTAGTGCTGATCGACCGCAGCAGTTACTAGACCCTTCGCGTTGACAGTAATACCTTGGAATGTGCCTACGTTACTGTTGACGGTCGCTAGGGTAGCTACTTGAGAACCTACACCAGGGCCGGCTGTCACATCGCCGGTTAGTTGGTTGATGCCCGCAGTACCTGAGACTGCAGAGAGGACACCTCCTGTGATCGTGATCGTTGAATTATCGGGACGAGACTTGCCCAAGACGGCGTTGGTGGCCGTGATGACAGTCGCAGCACCTGTGTCAGTAATCGTAACGTCGCCAGAGAGTGCAACATCTGCAGGGTTGTTGCTCGAATTACCTACGAAGATATGCCCGTCAGTAAGAGAAATCTGGAGAGGAGAGATTACGCCCGAGAGGTTGCTGAATGAGGGCTGAGCAAACTGAGGGGCACCAGTAAGATTGATGCCGATCATAAACTGGTCTGCAGGAGCAGTCGCAGCTAGAACGCCTCCCAGGATTGCTAGCTGGGGCTGGGGTAGGTAGGTGCCAGGAAGAGGCATTGCGACATCTAGTGTCGCCGGGTTCGTTCCCGTGTCGATGTGTAGCCCCGGGCCGACCTGGAACGAAGACGGAGTTATGGGGGAATTTTTCCAATGTCCGTCAGTAGCGTCGAATACCAGGACGTCGCCGCTCTGGATATTGGTGACTTCGACGTCTACCAACCCTTCCATGCCTCGAGCGCCGGGAGTCGATCCGACACCCGAGTAGCCTACAACCTGAAAGCCTAATTCACCCAGAGTCTCTATATCTTGGAACTCGACAAGGATACGCCCTTGAGAGTCAAGGGTGTACTGGTTCCCAGAAGGCATGAGAGCCTTGGGAACTACCCTCCCGAAGCTGGGCTCCCGGAGGGCCTCCATCAAGATCATAGTTGAAGGCATGTGCGAACCCGGGGGGCGGGTGTTGTTAGAAAGTCGTCAGGAAGGGACGAGCATCCTTAACCCAGTGTACGAAGTATATGTGTCCGGATACTCCGTCGAACTGGATGTGGAACCCGACTTTGGAGACGTTGGCAGCAGCTCCTTTCTCATCCGTATGGTCTGTAGAGTCGAATACCAGGCTTCGCTCGCCTGAGCTTGGACTACGCAGCCACACCTGGGGAGTCTGGGGAGACTCTTCTTTGAATCTGATAGAGTGCATCCCAACATTGCTAGTCGGGATAACGATCTCCGACCCCGCAGTCGTCACGGTTCCGGGAGGGATTCCGAATTCATAGGACTTCTCGTAATAGCGTTGACAGCGCTTGAAGTCCAGAGGATCGCGCACGAAAGGAGTCGGTTGCGGAGAGATCTCTAGCTTGACGTCCTTGATCGCGAAACGGCCCCCGTTCGTGAGCAGGACGTTGTTGTTCAGGTTCGTCCCAATATGGGGACCTTCCTGCCACGTAGCTCCTGGCCCTTGCAGAGACTGACCTGCTGCGATGCAGATGACCAGCTCCATACCTTCGGCCCAGTCACCCTCATTATCGCCTTGGAAGGTAGCTAGGCACTCTTGCCACTCTCCTCCTGATTCGAATGCCATATTGAAAGGGAACGACCTGGAATGGTCCGCGTTCACAAGAGCGCAGGAAAAGACGTATTTGGGCAGAGTACACCAGGCCTTGAGCCTCAGAGAGAACCACGCCGGCTGAGGGGAGGCCATATTGGCGTCTACGTAGGTGTCTGCCTCGATCGGCTGAGAGATGATAAGATAGTCTTCAGCACCTACGGCAGCTCCCTGGCGGACGGTAACAGATAGAGCATCGTCACCCTTTTGGGCATCAACCGTCGCTCCTCCTTTGTAGGAGACCGCCCAGCCATCGCAAACGTACTGAGGACGGCCTGCCCAGAGACGAACCTCCTTCGATTCCTGCTCTTGGCAATACAGGAAGTGTGGGTTGATCAGAAGATTTGCTTGAGCTCCAGGAACTCCCGGGAAGCCTCGCTCGCCAGGATCGCCCTTATCACCCCGATCACCTTTGTCTCCGTGAGGGCCTTGATCTCCTTGGGGGCCTAGATCACCCTTCTCGCCCTTCAGGCCTCGGAGTCCTTGGACTCCTCGGTCTCCGGGATCGCCCTTTTCCCCACGATCTCCTTTGGGTCCAGGATCTCCCTTGGGTCCAGGATCGCCACGGCCCGGAGGGCCGATCGGGCCCTGATCCCCCTTATCGCCTTTGTCTCCTTTCGGCCCCCTGATCCCTTCATGGACAGACCCCAAACCTGCTGTACCGACGACAGCGAAGCCCAGTCCCGACAGAGCTGGAGTGTCTTCTGACCGAGCTCGAATACGGTTCTGGGAATCTAGGGTATATTGATGGCCGGAAGGCACCATGCTGGGAGGAACGACTTTGCCAGTATCCAGAGGCTGCATCGCCTCCATAAGGATGTGTTCAGGCATTTCTGGAAGCCTTCTCGCTAAGAAACTTATTCAGCTCTGCTCGGACTGTCTCGATAACGTGAGACCAGTCTCCGCGGCGGTCGGGGCTTTGTCTAAACAGGCGTACTGTGGGGTACCAAGGAGTGGTCTCACCCAGTACACCCCAAGGCCAATAGGGGTCGGTACCGAGCATAACCCAGGTAGGTACGAAGAGGCTGCCCGCCAAATGCGCAGTGGATGTGCAGCAAGTCAGCACCAAATCGCACTGTAACATTGCAGTAGCAGTACCTACCCAGCCTTTTTGGTCGATTTCGTCTGAGTGATCCCGGACAAACGACTCGATTCCGAGGTCGTACAGCTCCTTAGCCTTCGGTCCGGCTTGTAGTGAGTACAGCCAGATATGAGGGTTCTCAGTCAGGCTTGCGAGCATCTTGAGGGGCACCTGACGCTCGTCGTTTCGCACGAAATCGGGCCTTCCGGACCACACTACACCTACTTTTAGATGCGGATGCACGCCGGGTTCGCTGAGTTCTATGGCCCTTGGCGTACCTAAATCCTTGGTTGCGCGACTAAGGATCAAAGGAGATGGCTTAGGAGGAGTAACCCAAGTACGGTCACGATAAAGGATACTGGGAATAGAACCCAGATACACACGCTTATCAACTCGAGGAAGGGGGACTCTCTGGTGGACAAATTGTACACCCGGCCCCTCTTCTGTAAAATCCCAAAAAAGTGGGACAAGATCAGGAGCGGTGGCAAAATATACCTGTTTCGCCTCGCCAACCAGATTATGTAGGAAGCGCGAATGCAGGATAGTGTCACCATAACCCTGGTCATGATGTACGAGAATAGTCTGGTCACGAAGAGGTTCTCCGTTCCATAAAGGTGCATAATCCCCGTAGCGCTTGAGATCCAGTTCCTCATCGACTTTGTCCTTGTCGATACGGAGGTGATACTTTTCCCAACCCTCGTCGTATCTGCCTAGACTAAGCAGCAATAAGGTCCGATTCCAGTAGGCATCTCGGAGGATCGAGGCCATACCTTCGGAATCTTCTCCCAATTCTTCTGCACTCCGGATGATATATCCGAAAGCTTGGAGAGCATCTTCGCGTTTTCCGAGCGAAACCAGCGAGTTTGCGAGCGCTAGAAAGGCTCTTAAGCGGACGGGTCCCATGATTCGGGCGCCAGATAGCTGACAAGCAGTCGTAGCTGCAGTAAAAGCGTCTTCGTATGCTCTGAGACCCCATAAGACCGAGGATAGGTTCGTCCAGAGCTCAGAATTCTCCTGATCTACCGTCAAAGCTCTGCAAAGCGCGATTTTCGCTGCTTGAAAGTTGCGATTTTTGACGAATTTTGCTGCAGCCTTGTTAGCATTGACGACGGCACTGCCCAAATCCAGGACCATTCCCTCGCCAAGCTTGATATGGTCATCCTCGTCTTCGTAGTTTTCGCTGGGGGCGAAAGCGAATTCAGGCATAAATCTTATCCTTTCCGAGGTCCACAGCCAATCTAGGACCCTCTAGGTCGTCACGGGCAGAGTCCATCAGGTCGTCGAACTCTTCAACCTCCTCGTCTGTCAGGTCTCGCCCTTCAATGGCGCATTGGTTGAGGATATTCCAGGCAGATTCCGCGTACCCCGATCCCTTAATGATGAGATCGAAGCACTCTGTCAGGACTTCAGAGCGGATTTGCATGGCTCAAAACTCTGAATGCCGCTAAGATCTGGAGGAGTATCTGCTATGTTAGCCACAGCATGCAGGAAAACCTCCTTCCGAGCACAGGTACCTGGCCCTATAAAGGGCAAACGGTGTCCGTGTGTGAGATCTTTGGCCCGGGCTGTAGGAGCCCCATCGTCATCAACCCAGTAGTCTAGATACATGAAGACATGATTCCTACCATCCTTGTCGATAGTATGGTAGGCATCTGCAGTACCGCAGAAATCCTGATTCTCTATTGAACCTAGTATCTGTGGAGGTATCCTATCCCCTTCACAGTTCGAATCGCATATGATCCTAATTCTCATTGGGGCTTCTCCGGGGGCGTTCTAGTTGGGCTTTTGCTGTTTCGACCTCGTCTCTGACGTGGTGTAGGAAGCCTAGCCCCGCTGTATACGGGCGTGCATGCGCCAGGACGACAGCTTCACCACGATCGGGCGAACGTTTCAGACGGTCTTTGATGTGCTCCTTAGCCTCTACCAGGATTCCACGTGCAGTCAGAGACCAAAGAGGAGCACACAGGTCAGCAAGGAGCTGAGGATCGGGAGGTAGAGCAATATCGGTACCAGTGACAGGATCGAGAGCTTCACGGAACTTCCAAAACCATTCAGCTCTGAGGTTTGCAAAGCGCAATTTCCCTGATTTGTCAGTTGCCTCGCTCTTTCCTGCAAAGACCATAGGTATTACGTTCATGTTGTGCATGAGTCCTATATCAACAGGACCCGTACCTACACCAGTAACGTCAACTTGTATACGCCTCCCTGAGAATCCTGCATTGACTAGAGCTTGGATAACAGCTGCACCATCCGGTGTCTGAGATCCTGGAATGGCCGTAAGAGACGCAAACCAATTCTCGAGCCTTTCGGCGATAATGGTATAGTCTCGTCCGCCTCGAGAGATGTCGACTCCAATTGCTCCTTCCCGCTGCGCCCTCTCTAATCTACGGGAGAACATTTCGGTGTTCTCAGGCAGATCCTCCTCAAGGGGCTGTTTCTTGTCGACCTTATCGCGAGTCCACTCCCGAACACTTACTCCGGACAGCTTTAACAGAGATTCTGGCAAGGGTTTGGACTTCAAACGCGTTGGCGGAAAGGGTGGGTCGATTTGCGGGGAGCGGGCTCCTGGATGAACGGGGGTGGGGGCGGACGGGGTAACAACATCTGCACCGGACTCAGGGTTTCCGCCAGTTTTAATTCCCTCTTGGTCCTTCTGAACCTGGTCCTTAGCCTGGACCAACAGCTGTGCATCCAGTTCTGCCTTCTTCTTTGCCCACTCTTGCTGACGTTCTCGTCTGAGTCTGATAGCCTTACCCAAGTACAGCTCGAACGTAGGTGCCCACCTCGCTTGGGCTTGTAGAACCCAATCGGTAGGAATTACTTGCCAGACGTTATCTTCTTCTCCGACTCCGAAGTCTCCACGGAGCATTCTCGAACGGAGTGGCTCAGGTAGGCCCTGTAGAGTCCGTCTGTACCCAGTCTCCATGAGTCTTGGGTTGTCTTCGACTCTGGCTCGGATGAAGGTGCGCGACTTAGGTTCGGCAACATCAGGTTCCTCACCGTCTTCGACAATACGAATTGGTCGCGAGTCGGGAACTTCAATGTCGTGACCCAAGACTTCTCTGGAGAATCCTTCGACTGGTTCTCCACTGTCGGCGTAAACGAACGAGATCGTGCCCAACGGAACGGTAATAAAGTAGCGGAGCTCACCCTCTTTAGCAGGATTCGGGTGACGAGGATCAAGCCATGGAGCCCAATAGTCAACGACCCACCTCCCTTCGGAGTTAACGGGAGGGTTGCCTGTAGCAATCACGCGACTACGCTGTCCTATACGTGAAGTACGGTTCCAGGTGATTAGGAACCTGAACTGCTCTTCCGTGAACTGCGTAATCTCGTCGAATGCTTTCAGGTCGTGAGGACGTCCTTGGAACTTGCGCTCATCGCCAAGGTTCTGGCAGGCTCCAAATTCGATCCGAACACCTTTGTGTTCGCCATCAGTAATGCGCCACAACTCTAGCTGTCCGTTGAACCTCCCGATATCCTCGTACAGCTCTTGAGCTCGCTCTCTGATACCCTTAAGTTCCGCGTACTCTCTGCGGAAGATGACTGATCTCCAATGCCGAGTCAGCGCACACCCCAGTAAGAGGTCTGTCTTACCGCCTCCAGCTGCTCCTCCGTAGAAGAGCTCGTCAGCCATACAGTCCAAGGCGATCGACTGAGGACCCTCAAACGGCTCCCAGATCGGGGTGTAGACAGACG